GAACGGCAATCTAACTGAGGGCAATAAGTTCAAATTCATTGAACGTACGGGTGCAGTAGAAAAGCATCGCGGTGTCAAACTAGAAGATGGTATCGTTCGTGTAGAATACCAATTTGAAAAGGTATATCAGCGTCAAGATGCTATCATTTGGCAAACCAATGATTACTATAAAGGCCCTGTATATTCAAGCGGTGTGTTGCGTAGTACCGGAATCAATCATCAAGTTTATGATTCTCACACTACTATCAGCGCAACTAGTGCGACATTATCTAATCAGTCAATGAACATTTCAGCATCAGTGAATGACGTTGGTATCACTGTACCGGGTTCAAAGAGCGAACAAAAGTTCTCAACTGCAAGTTGGTTCGCAACTGAAACTGAAAAGCATACTATTGTGTTGAAGTTGCTAGGCGAGACTCCTGACAACGAACCTGTTCGTAAGCCTGTTACTGTCAAAACAAAACAGAAGTGCATTACTTGTAATCACACAAACAAAATCAGCGCAAAATTTTGCGCTGAGTGCGGAACCTCGCTAAAAATCTACGCTTGATTTCTTTTGCCTGTGCCCTTGTTCCAAGGAGTCCGGCCCTTTAGGGCTTGGCTCCTTTTTTGATTTGATTCTTCTGAATTAGTTTTACCCTGTCTATTTTTATTGCCTTTGGCCCAAGTATTTCCTAAGGCAGCGAGCCTGTGTTTTTCTATGGATTCTTTAGATTTTGGATTCATTATTTGTCTGGCTCTTGCTTGTTTTATTTTTTCTTTAGTTTTTTCTGAATGCGGCTTTCTTCCGTTTTTTCGCATAGTTTCGGCTCTTTTTTGTTTTGATTCAACTGATAAGTTTGCCATACCATCTCCGCCGTCTGTTCTATTATGAAGAATTCCTGTCCCTAAATTTTTGCGACCAAACCAACTTATCATTCTTCTTTCTAATGCTAAAGCACCTATTTCTGATAAGTTAGATTCTAATATTACAATTCTTGAGTTGTCTTTTGGTTTGTTCTTCCTACCGTAAACCCATGCTCGGTCATTACAACCTTTGCCTATATAGTATGGCGTGCCTGCTTTGGATGTTTTTGAGTTTTTGTTGCGTATATAGGCATACACATAAAATCCACTAGGTAGATTAGTTTTTGAATAAATATTCATGCTGATAGTTCCTTTTCAACTGTTAGAGTGAGCGGAGAGGTAAGAGACTCGCGGCTCACACTTTTATTTAGTCCATTAGTAATAAAATCAAACCCAAGTGCGTAACTTGCGGTAAGCAGAATAAAGCAACTGCTAAATTTTGTACAGAATGCGGAACAGCACTGACAATTATAGTATAATTTAATTCTACCCAATATCTAATCCCATTGATAAATATATAATATCAATGGGATTTTTTATGCGTGCCGATCAAATTTTAGAAACTACTACATCAGGGGCAATAGCTAGCACTGCTACACCTGTAGGTAAAGTACAAACGAGAGCAGGTGGTCTTTTCAAAGGTAAAAAGACTAATAAGCCTTTCTATGAAAGCAAAATGAAAGACTTAGACATGGATCTCAAAGGTCCTCCTGATGGTCTAACTGACATAGAATTCAAAAAGAAATACGGCAAGTCTAAGGACGAAATGCGTAAATCCTTGCACGGCGAGAAGGATAAAGTTGACGAAGCCAAACTAGAAGAAGACGATCTAATTCTTGTACCAGGTCAAGGTCAAAAATTGAAGCCTGGTTTTATACCCAAAGATCAAGATCGTAGAGACCATGAAGTCGAAATGGCTAGAGCAGACTTGTACAATACAGCCAAGAATGCTAAAATATTATTCAATATCATGGCTGATCGCACTGAAGATGAAGGATTAGAGGGCTGGATTCAAGAAAAGATCATTAAAGCTAATGATTATCTAAACGCTGCCCGCGAACATATGGAGCAACAATCTAAAATGAGAGCAAATGAAATGACAGGCGGCGTATTAGCCGGTGGAATGGCAAATGAAGCAGTTATGTCCCCTGACGAACTAGGTCGTAAAAATGCTATGGAAATTATGGCTGCTGTTCGTGACAGCCGTAGTGCAACAATCATGTTGGGCGATGAAGAGGTATTGCTTTCATATCCTGAAGCACGCTTCATAAGTGGCTACCTCAAGCAAGCACAAAACGAACGACGTATAAGAGATTTCTTGCCCATCTTAGCCGATCCTATCAAGTTTGATAAACTAATGGCTAAATTACGTGCTATGCTAGATAAGCAAAAACAAGTTCCCAATGATGTTTCAGCACGTATCGGTGAGCCCGGCATGATGAGCGAAAAAGCAAAATCAGTAGCTCAACAACGTTTCATGGGAATGGCACACGCAATGCAAAAAGGCGCTAAGATTCCCGGCGCCAGTAAAGAATTAAAAGATGTTGCCAAATCTATGAAGAAGGGTGACGTTAAAGATTTCGCAAAGACCAAGCACAAAGGTCTACCGCAGCACGTAGCTAAGAAAGACTAATTATGAGCAATATCCTCAGAGGCTTAACAGAATCAAGTTTCGCTGACCAATTCATGACTACCATGAAGAATAAGGGCATCAATGCTCGCCTAGCAGGCACACCTGATCAGGAACGTGAGCGCACAGAAAAAGAATTAGCACAAAGAGCGCAAGCACATGCTAATCAACCTAAGCCCACACTAAGCCCTGAAGAAGTTGAGCAACTAAAGGCTCAATTAGCCAAGGCTAAAGAAGGTTTCGATAAAGATTATGAATACAGTGACGACTATACATTTTGGTCTCAACAGAATCAAAAATCACAAACTATTCGTAGTATTGAAAAACAACTACGTGACGCAGGTGTTGAGTTAAACGAAGTTAGCATGGACTTGCTAGGTCGTTACAAAAAAGCTGCAGGCGCCGATGCTAGAGCCGCTGATAAAGAAGGTGACTTTAAGCGAGGTGATAAGCGTTTCGGTGGCATGATTCGTGCCACCAAGAAAGAATTTCAGAAGGCTGCACAAAATCTATCTGAAGAAGAATTGAGCGCAACAGCCTATGATGTAATGAATCACCCGAAACACGGCAAAGTAATGTGGTTAAATTATGGTGGCGCACACGTAATTGCTAAAAAAGAACCTAGTGGTTCATTAAAGATTTTCTCGATGGGTGATCATAAAGATATTGCTCAGAAATGGAAAGCAGTCAAGGATAAACTAACCGCTATGAATGCGAAACCTGTAGGTATGGCAGAAGATTGGCAAAAAGTCAACAAGTCTGACAAGACTGATGGTATGAGCAAGAAAGCTGTCAAGGCATATCGTCGTGAAAATCCTGGCAGTAAGCTTAAAACAGCAGTTACTAAGGATCCCAGCAAGATCAAAAAGGGCTCAAGCGACGATAAGCGTCGTAAGAGTTTCTGTGCCAGAATGAGTGGCATGAAGAAAGCTCATGCTAGCGCAAAGACAAAACGTGATCCAGATAGCCCCATCAACAAAGCACTACGTCGCTGGAACTGCGAAGAAAGTGTAGAAGAAAGTCTACGCACTGAAAACCCATGCTGGAAGGGTTACGAACCAGTCGGAACTAAAAAGAAAAATGGTAAGACAGTTCCCAACTGTGTTCCCGTCAAGAAAGAAAGCTCAATCATGAAGGGCATAGTTGATGAGGGTAAAGAATAATGTTAGCAGATAGTCTTAAAATTTTATTGGCCACTAGTTATGCGTTTGCTGTTAAGGCACAGCATTTTCATTGGAACGTGGAAGGACCTGATTTCCCTCAGTATCACAAATTTTTCGGTGACATCTACAGTGAAGTGTTTGATAATGCCATAGACCAAGCAGCAGAATACATTAGAACATTAGACAGCTACACACCTGGTAGTTTAACTCGTTTAAAAGAACTATCAGCAATTGAAGATCAACTAAAGATTCCTCGTGCTGAATTAATGATTGCGGAACTATACGCAGACAATGACACATTATTACAAATGTGGAAGCAAGCATTTCACACTGCAGAAGAAGAAGATCAGCAAGGGATAGCAGACTTTATTGCCGGTAGAATTGACGCACACGGCAAGCATGGTTGGATGCTAAAGAGTATCTTAAAGAAAGAACGAGCATAATGCGAGCTACTGACTTCATCTATGAAGCCAAGATGGATCCTGGCATTAAAGAAGTTCTGACTAAAAAGGGCTATAAATTTGTAGGCAGGGGCCAAGACCAAGACGTATATCTTGCACCTGATGGTACCATTATGAAAATATTTGGCTATGAGAAGGACAGTAGAAATTTCTCTAGGGGTCAACAGAGTTTCATTGACTTTGCTACATTCTGCCAAAAGAACCCTAATAATAAATTCTTACCTCAGTTCGGTGGTTGGGAGACATTTGAATTTAATGGTCAACGATATCTACAAATCAAAAGTGAACGTTTGTTTGAAGTTGAACAGAGCATGAGCAAACAGGTAGCCTGGGTTTTAGAAGATTTAACATCATTTGTAAGACTGCATGGTGCTGCTAAAGGTGCCGAGAAATTTTTCAACATCATGCTTGACCCTATCGATCCCAAAAGAACCGCCGCAAGAGATGCAGCAGCACAAGTAATTATGTTGTTGGGCGGGAAAGAAGACCTTAAATTGTTTGCCCGTACAGTAGAACAATTAGGTAAAATCGCGCATCGTAAGGGTTATGGATTTGACTTGCATGGAGGTAACTTTATGTTAGGTAGTGATGGCGAAATAGTCATTAATGATCCTTTCTTCACCGGAACATGGCGCAAATAATATGAGACAACATGAATTCATATTAAGAGAAGCTGAAGAAGGTACTCAACAAGCCGACGAGATATATGACGCATTAGAAGGTGCTGGGTATACATTGTTGGGCAGCGGGCAAGAGGCAACTGTTTGGGCTAAAAAAGATCAAAATGATGTAATCAAGATTATTATGCCTGATGATGGCAAAGGTGCAGGCATACAAGCAGAATTATTCTACAAGTTCTATGAATTCTGCCAACAACATTCTAACTATGAAAATTTACCCAAATTCACTGATTTGGGTGCAGGAAAAGCCTTAGAAAGATTTGACGTTAATGGTATTGAATACATGGCTATTGCTATGGAGAAGCTTACTCCTATTCCAGAAGGTAGTTTTGAAGAAGCAATGGTATGGCAGCTTAGTGATTTAGCCATGAAGAAAATGTCATGGCAGCAAGCATGGCAAGTATTAACAAATCCAGCTAGCTGGGATAGCTTTGAAGAAGACAGAATATACTCTACCATTGATTACTTAGAACGCATGAATGAACAAGAAAGATTAAAGTACGAAGTTTTATTCAAGTTAATGACTTTGTTATATCATACTGGAAGAATAAATAAAGTTGGATGGGATTTACACACCGAGAATGCAATGATGAGAGGTGATACTATAGTCATTACTGATCCTTGGTTCGGTGAATTAACATAAGAAATCGCCTTAGGACCGTGGTAGTTACTACCATGTAGGCGTCACCCGGCTGCTGGGTTTAGGAGTAACGATTCGCTACCGTGAAACTATAAAGTGAGCACTTATTTTTGGTATACAAAATATAATCTATTATTAGCGTCTTTCTTAAACTCTAACAATTTTAGATTATACTTTTCAGCGAATTCATTCACTACCTCAAACGACCACGGGAATATATCTACATAAGGCCCGTTCTTGTGACTGACACCCGGATTGGCTCTTAGGTAAAATCTTCCGTTTGGTGCTAGTAATTTAACACAATGAGCAAATCTAGCCTCTACTTCATCTTTACTATTAAAGTTAATAGACCCTAGAGCCATGATAACATCATAGCTTTCAGGTTTTACATTAAATTCAAGGATATCTACTTGGTAATCTGCTAGATTATTATAAGGATCAATGCCTGTTAGATTTTTAATTCTACCCTTAAAAGGATGATATCCGCAACCCACATCCAGAACTTTGTTAGGATTTAAATTATTGATTTCTTCAACCAATTGCCAGCCAGTGAAAGAATAATCATCTGTTCTGGGTTTCCATATTTCGCCGAAAAATCTTAGGATGTACCGTTCACTTAAATCATTAGTAATCTCTCGCAATGTCCCCACATAGTCGCATGGTAAACTTAATTCTGCTTCAATCGCATCTTTGAACTTGCGATATCTAGCAGGAGTCCAGGGTAATTGATCAACCACAGTATCCTCATTGATTAAAATTTTGGAATACTTCGGTAAATTAAACGCGATTTGCAAATTTTTTTGTAAAAGATTAAAAATTTTTGAATTCATTTTAAATTTTTCTCGTTAGGCATAAATATTTTTGTCTTTATATTTATTAACGGAGGAATAATGAAGAAACTTTTAGTCATGCTGGCATTATTGCCATCACTCGCATTTGCTTGGCAACCCAATCCTAACAAACCTGTAACTGTAATATTTCCAAACGGGCCAGGCGCAGGCAATGAAATATCATTCAGAATTGTAGCAAAGATCGTTGAAGAAAAAAACCCTAATTTTAAATGGGTAGCTGAATATAAACCCGGTGCAGACGGGAACATAGCTATCAACCATTTCGTAACTGCTCATAATGATGGTAATACTATTGCTGTACCTGCTTGTCAAAGTAACTGGGTTACGCCTGAAATATGGTATTCAAAAATGGTTAAGTATAATCCAATGGATTTAGAACCAGTTGCCAATATAGCACGTAGTCCATTAGCGTTTTGGGCACACCCTAAATCAAATATTAACACCCCGGAAGAACTAGTAGCAGCAATCAAAAAGAAAGAAAGACCTTTGATGTTCGCTATCGGCGGCGGCGGACATAAGCTAGCAGTAGAATATCTTGTTGCGAAGTTAGATGTACCCGGTGGTGACCGTATTGAAACTGTCATGTATAAAGGACCGGCACAAGCTCTTGTTGACGTAATGGGCGGACACGCAGAATTCGGTGTTACTCCTGTAGCTGTCGGTTGGCCTCATGTTCAAGCTGGTAGATTAAAATTAATTGGAATTGCTGATACAAGACCTCTACCTGGTCTAGAAAAAGCTCCGTTAATGAGTAAGGCTGCACCAGGACTAAGCATTCACGGATGCTGGAATATTGTATTACCACCGGGGACAGCACCTGAAATACAAGAATGGTATCACAATGCGTTCGTACCAGCAATCAGAAGTAAAGAAGCGCAAGCACGATTCAAAGAAAACATGATGTACATAACTCCTGAAGAACATACTCCTGCAGGTGTTCGTGCAAGTATGCTTAGATTACAGCAAACATGGCAACCTATCGCTCGTAGAATTGACTTAAGCAAATGAAAATAGGAATAAGCATGGAAATGACCCGTGTGCTGCGTAATACGTGGCATGCGGCTCTAAATCACGAATGGTATAATTTCTTAAAGGGTCATGAAATTGTGCCAATATCATGCCACGGCAACATACCAGATACTAGCGAATATGATTTAATCATCCTTGCTGGTGGCAATGATATGTATGATATCAAAACATGGAGGGATAATCATTATCCATTACGAGATGTTTTTGAGAGCAAACTAATCAGCCGATGTATAGAAACTGATACATTAGTAATGGGAATATGCCGCGGTGCTCATTTTATGAATTATATGATGGGCGGAACATATAAGTTAATGGAAAATCCATACGACAACGTAAAAGTTCAACTGAGGGGTACTATACTCTCAGAAGTTACATGCCATCATACTATACAAATAGATAAGTTGGCCCCTAACTTTTCTCCGTTGATAGAAGATGTGAACGGAGTTATTGAATTGGCTATAAGTAAAGAGCACCGTATGATAGGTGTAGGATGGCATCCCGAACGAGAAGTTAATGCTCATTCTAGGTCGTACATCTTGGAACTAATTAAGATTATAAATAGATTATGAAATATATTTTTGTCGCCGGGGCACCCGGTTCTAAATGGTCTAGTGTGGTTAAAAACATATACTATAGCCCCAGTCTAGATATTAGCGACTATAGCGACGAACGCACTTATTATCACGATGCATCAGGTACAATGCAATTAATGCATTTGGGCGCATACTTTGATCCAGGTATGGAGTTTGAACTACCTGAAGATTTGACGACATTGAATAAAGAGCAATTAGAAGAACTATTTGACCAGCCGTTCAATGGGAACGGTATTCGTATAGTTAAAAGTCATATTTTCTGCTATCAGAAAAATATAGAACATCTTAGAAGTCTTTGGCCTGAATGTCCTATAGTATTAGTTTATCGTGATAACGATAGCTGCTTGGGATGGTGGGTGCGTTGCGGTCATTTTGATATCACATATCCTAAATATGATTTGTACTATCAAAACCTACGGACCATGTCAAAAATTATTGATAGACAGAACGGAGAAGTATTAGAGGTAATAAAGAAATATAATCTCAAGACAATACAATCTAACGTACATTTAACTAAATGTCTAGGAATAGAAAGTCCTAGCTCAGAGTATTATCAACAATATTTAATAAACGATATAGAGGTATATGTATTATGGTAAGTTCATGGGAAGAAACAAAAAAGCGTAGTAAGTATCACTTTGATACTAACGTCATGGATCCTAAATGGGATGCTGCAATTGTGTTGGGCAACATTCAACCAACATGGAAAGAAGACTTGGCTAAAATTATTGAAACGGCAAAGCCTTCTACCTGGGCTACTCGCGGGTACAAGGGAGAGGGTATACTACAGCCACAAAAAGATTTAGTAGCGGAAGAATACGATCTAGAATCTGCTGGGTACGGTAAAGAGTATGTGATATCGCATCTAAACTGGGATATTCCCGTAAGCCTTAAAGAAGTAAGTAATAACTTTGGTTTGGCAAATTGCATGGAGCGTATTCACGTACAGTTCCCCGGTGAAGTATGGAATCTTCACATAGACAAGTTACAAAAATGGAATCCAGAGAACCCTGATTCCGTAATGCGTATCTTTATACAATTAACTGATTGGCAACCCGGACAATTTTGGGAGTTTGGTAATTATCATTACAACCAATGGCATGCCGGCGACGTAGCTACGATGGATTGGCAAAATGTCCCCCACAGCACTGCTAATGCAGGCTATCATCCAAGAGTAACATTTCAGTTGACAGGTATAATTACAGATAAAACTAAAGCATTCTTAGAAACGATCAAGAAACCCGTATCGTAAGATAAATACATATTATGCTAATAGAATCTTTAGATGAGTCTGCTGTAAATGAGTTGGCTAACAAATTGCCATCATTGTCTAAGCATGACTACAATACCATTGATAAGTTGATGCGCAAGATTGCGCACAAACATAGAATCACGGGTAAAGCATTGCACGACTTATTTGTCAAAAAATATAAGTCTACCCCTGATGTTTGGGTTAAAAGTAAATTGGACGAAGAACCAGTAGACTCATTTGTTGAAGACGAAGTAAAGAAATTTGCAGAATGGGCCGGCAGAAAACTAAACATTAAAAACATGCCAGTAATTGAATTGAGCATGGATCAAGACGAAGCTCAATCAGAAACTCATACCGGTAGCCATGTAACAGGTGAAGATAGAGTTTGGGTCTATGCTAAAAACCGTAATCTTATCGATATCCTAAGAACGGTATTTCATGAGTTAGTTCATGTTCGTCAAGGAGAACTAAACATGATACAGCCCGGTGATAGTTATCCGGGCAGCCCCATTGAAGCTATGGCTGACATGCTAGCAGGTAAATATATTAAAGTATACGGAAAATCTAGACCTCACCTGTTCCAATAAAGTATTGTCTCATATCCTCATGCTCAGGGAATGCAGTGAAGAAATCTTGATTTCGTAACTTATCCTGGGCTATCATTCTAGGTAATTCTTTGAGTGCATATTGTGTATCTTGTTGGTACATGTATGTTATGGCATAGTCAATCAACGACAACACTCTTTGATTATTTTTGTAAGATTGTATGTGGGTTTTTAATTCTAACAATGCCTTTTCTATTTGCTTTTTCTTAAACTCGGGTGCCGATTGTAGAGAGAATTCTAATGGTCCCTCTAAACAGTACCCAGACATTGAACTAGTGTTCTTCAGTAACGGTGAAGAGAAATAATACTTGATAAATTCTATCCAATTAAAAATATTAGGCCAAGCTAATGTACTATGTATATAAGGATAGATTTTTTCTGTTGAATCGCAACGTCTTATATTATTTTCAATCGTGTTCCAATCACCACCATATCTCCAATACTCGCCGGGTTCTCTGAATCCATCAATAGAAAATATAACAACTACTCCCTTGAATTTAGACCATACATCAAACATGTCCGCTCGTTTTGTTATTTGATTCCCATTGGTGATGTACTTTAAAGTAATATCTTTAGCACGGCCTATGCGAATCAAATCATCTAATATTTGAGAGTGTTCCCAATGTAAAAATATATCCCCTCCACCAAAGAATATTTCTTGCATGGTATCATAATGTCGTTTAAGTTCATCGTATGCATGTGTTTTATGATTACCGGCGATATAAACTATTTTGTGTGTAGTGTTTTTTAACACATTTTCTTCTTTGGCGTACTCTGAGCTAGATTCTTTGTTGCACATGCGACATGCCATATAACATACATTACTAAATCTGAAGTCTATGTATTTTAATTCGTGAGTGTTTAATGACCCATCAAAATTAGTCTGCAACACGGCTGACATTGCCATGTTGTTGAATCTGTCTATAAATTCATGGCGATCTGAACGATAACCAATGTCTTCTACCAATCTACAACGTAAGCAAGCTTGGGGTCTGATATTATTGAGCATTTCTAGCCTAGCTTGTTTCATGTAATCATTATTCCATAAATCTTTTAATGACGATGTTCTTATGCTTCCTACACTGGGGCCTGCGTGAGCATGTCCTATAGTACCAGAAATGGAACATAATTCCACCTCACCATCCTGATGTACGTATTGATGTATCCAGGGCAATGGACAAAAGGTATTATTTTTTGCATTTCGGACAATGTTGATAAGTTGTAATTTATTGGGTATGTGCATCTAAATATTTAACTATCCAAATAATTTGCTAAATTAAAGATAATCTGCTATCATTGCTCAATGATCAAACTTCTCGTACCATTACCCAAAAAAGTCATCGTCGCCTGTAGCGGGGGCGTTGATAGTATGGCTGTGTTGACCTTCTTGCGTAAGAAGCATGATGTAACTTGTGCTTTTTATCATCATGGTACGACAACCAGCGACAAAGCTATGAAAGTTGTGGCTAGCTTTTGTACTGCTAATAACGTACCCATGATGTTTGGTAATCTATGGCAAACTGAAAAGCCCAAAAACAAAAGCCAAGAAGAACACTGGCGTGACATGCGCTACAAGTTTTTTGATAGTATCAATACTACTATGCCCATTGTCACTTGTCATCATTTGGATGACTGTGTTGAAACATATATTTGGTCAAGTCTACATGGGAACGCAAAGGTCATTCCCATTCGTAGGAAAAATGTTATTCGCCCATTCTTAACGACACGTAAACAAGAGTTTGTTAATTTTTGTCAACGTTTTTGTATTCCGTGGGCGGAAGACGAATCAAACAAAGACAATACCTACATGCGTAACTACATTCGCAATGAAATGATGCCGCATGCACTGAAGGTAAATCCCGGACTACACAAAGTAGTTAAGAAAATGGTAGAGAAAAACGCTATCGTTGATATTTTAAGCCACGATCATCCTGGTCAATATGTGGGCTAAAAATACTTGTAAACACAAAACAATCATATATAATCATACTTTAAGGAGAAAACATGTCTGATTACAACCGCACCTTTAATGGCGAAGCCAAGATTAAGCTTACCCAACTTATTAACGAGGGTATGGCAACGATGCATGAAATTGATACATTACAAGGTGGACTAAACGACACTATCAAGGCTGTAGCTGAAGAACTAGAGATTAAACCCAGCACACTAAAGAAGGCTATTCGTATTGCACACAAGGCTACACTAGGTCAAACCAACAAGGATCATGACGAACTAAACACTATTCTGGAGACAGTTGGTAAGACTCTGTAAAATATGCGTCTATTTTATTCGCGGGATCATTCACACATAAATCCGTTCTTTAGAAAGATCCATCTCCATGATTTGGATTTTTTAGTAGAGAAACACAAATGGACCTTTACTGAATCATTAGAAGACGCGGATATAGTACCCTGTTCTTTTTATAATTTTCAACATGGGATAGATGATTCTTTACTTCAACAGCTTAAACCTAATCAAATATTGTTGATATGGTATGTTGAAACTCCTGGGGACCATTTGACACCTGAATACCTTAGAGAGGTTATTCAATCTTCTGCTTTGTATGGCAAACACCCTAGAACTATATTTGCTCATACTAACCTGATGGATGCCGACGACCCATTAATGATTCCAATAAACGTCATGTTTAACAGGCAAAAGGCAAACATGACAGATTATGATGAAGAGGTATGCAGGTTTAAAGCTTGGACTTGGGACGTGCCGTCGTATACGTATTCATTGGGCCCCATTGAAAAGAACTACTCACCCGAAAATAAATCTTTTCTTTGCCCTAACAGAGTGCCATCGGAAGACGCGGATCCGCTGTCTTTCGCAGGAAGAAAAATAAGCTTACATCAACATATCCGTAATCTTAATGTAGGAGTATATCTAAGTGACCCTCGTAACGGATACTATCTACTTCCTAATAATTGGGAAAATAATCCTGAAATAGCTCACATCAACACAAGCGATGGGGGTTCATGGTATCCAATCGGAGACAAATATTATAATACCTCTTATATTTCTGTGTGTATTGAATCATTAATTCGTGATCCAAACATGTTTTACCCGTCTGAAAAATATTTTGATCCGTTGATTAAAGGGAACTTCCCATTAATATATGCAGGACCCTACGTAATTCAGCGATTACGGGAAATATATGGATTTAAGTTTCCTGATTGGATTGATTATTCGTATGACCTAATAGAACAAGAAAGCGAAAGATTCCCGGCATTTTTAGACAGTGTTACCAAGGCATCTGCAATTCCGTTAACGGAATTGCATAGATTGTACGAAAAGGACAAGCATATACTAGAACATAATCGTAATGTGTTCTATAATAGACCGTATGATTCTTTGTTTGATAAACTCAAAGAGTCAATTCAAAAATTAAACTGGAATCTATGAGTTATATTGACGCTATTCATGACCGTGATAGTGACCGCATCTATGTAGTTGAGAGAACTCCTCAAGGTAAACGAACCTATAAGGAGTTTGCCACTAACTACACTTTCTATTACAGCGACCCTAAGGGCAAGTATCGTGGTCTGTACCCCGGTAATCCAAATGGTATTCCTGTAAGTCGTTTTTCTACTCGCAAACGTGCTGAATTTGAAAAGGAACGTAGAATCCACTCTGGCAAGAAATTGTTTGAGAGTGATGTAAACGTAATCTTTAGGTGTCTAAGCGAAAACTATCTCAATGTTGATGCGCCTAAACTACACACGGCATTCTTCGACATTGAAGTTGACTTTGACCCGGAAAAGGGATTTAGTCCACCGAGTGATCCCTTCAACAAGATAACTGCGGTTAGTTTATACTTAGATTGGCTTGACCAACTAGTCACGCTTGTTATTCCACCTCGTCATATGTCCGACGAGACTGCAAAAGAAATCTGCGACCAGTTTGAAAACTGTCTGATGTTCCGCGATGAAGTGGAATTGCTTGAAGTGTTTTTCCAACTAATTGATGATGCTGATGTACTAACTGGTTGGAACTCAGAGGGCTACGATATTCCCTACATGGTTAATCGTACTACTCGGGTCATGAGTAAGGATGATACTCGCAAATTCTGTTTGTTGGGTCAACTACCCAAGCCCCGCGAGTATGAACGTTATGGCAAAGTTGAAACTACATATGACTTAGTTGGTCGTGTTCACATGGACTATTTGCAGTTGTATAAGAAGTACAACTATGAAAGTCGCCATAGCTATTCACTAGATGCAATCGGTGAAATGGAAGTAGGTGAACGCAAGACTCAATATGAAGGTACTCTTGACCAGTTATACAACAAAGACTTTAAGCAATTCGTTGTCTATAATAGACAAGATACNATGCTTATGGTCAAGATTCACAATAAGCTTAAGTTCTTAGATTTGGCAAATGCACTAGCACANGAAAACACTGTNNTNTTGCCAACAGTTATGGGGTCTGTCGCAATGATTGANATGGCAGTCATGAACGAAGCCCATGAGCGCGGTCTGGTCGTACCAGACAAAAAACGAAAGGAAGCAAATAGTGANGAACAACAAGCGGCAGGTGCCTACGTTGCTGTGCCCAAGAAAGGAATCCACGAGTGGGTCGGAGCAGTNGATATCAACTCGCTCTATCCCTCGACTATTCGTGCCCTCAACATGGCACCAGAAACAATCGTCGGACAAGTCAGACAAACCTTAACCGATCAATACATGAAAGAAAAGGGGCATAAGTTAGCCTCAGAAAAGAAACGGTTTAAAGAAGGTGATGATGACGTTACAGGATCTATTCTGTGGGAAGGATTGTTCGGTGCGTTAGAATACACTGCTATCATGAACCAAGAACGTGGCACAATGCTTACTGTTGACTTTGAAGATGGTCGCAGCGAAGAAATGTCTGCTGCAGAAATCTGGAAGTTCATCTTTGACCGACACAATCCCTACATTCTTACTGCTAATGGCACAATTCTTTACGTATAGAAAAAGAAGGCGTGATTCCAGGTCTATTAAGTCGCTGGTATCGTGAACGTAAAGAAACTCAAAAGAAAGCTAAAGAGGCAACTATCAAGGCTGATTTTGAGTATTACGACAAGCGTCAGCTAGTGCGTAAGATTTTGCTTAACTCAGCATATGGCGCACTATTGAACGAACATTGCCGATTCTATGACAAGCGTATCGGTCAATCTGTAACACTAAGTGGTCGTCAAATCGTTAAGCACATGATGAGTCAAATCAATTTGGCAGTAGCAGGTGAGTACACTCATGACGGTGAAGCTATCGTATATGGTGATACTGACTCATGTTATTTCACTGCATACCCTACATTCAAACAACAAATTGACAATGGCGAAATGGAGTGGAACAAAGACGTTTGTATTCAAGTCTATGATGCTATTGCCGAAGAAGCGAACAATAGTTTCCCGGCATTTATGGAACGTGCATTTCATGCGCCCCGTAAGAATGGTGAAATCATCAAAGCTGGTAGAGAATTGATCGGTGATCGTTCTATCTTCATCACTAAAAAGCGTTATGCTATCAACATCTTTGACAAGGAAGGCACGCGCAAGGATAAAGATGGGAAACTAGGTGATGTAAAGGCTATGGGTCTTGACTTGAAACGTGCTGATACACCCAAGTATGTACAAGAATTCTTGATGAATGTTTTGTGCATGGTTATTCAACATGGTAAGAGTCGTGAAGAAGTTATTGCAACTGTTAAGGACTTCAAGAACCAATTGGCACAGCAAGAAAGCTGGACTAAAGGGTCGCCTAAATCAGTCAATAATTTGACGAGGCACACAGAGACTTGGGAAAAGACAGGACAATGTCGTGTTGGTCACGCAATGGCTGCTATCAATTGGAATTATCTTCGCAAAATGCACGGAGATAACTATTCCATGCGAATTGTTGATGGTATGAAAATTGTTGTGTGTAAACTAAAGCCTAACCCTCTTAACATGACTAGTATTGCTTATCCAACAGATGAACTTCGCTTACCGCAATGGTTCACTGAATTACCATTTGACGATAGTGAAATGGAAAGAACACTAGTTGACGAAAAGATTGAAAACTTATTGGGTGTTCTAAACTGGGATATTCGTAGCAATACAAATACCAATTCAACTTTTGATGATCTATTCTCATTTGGTTAAATCAGAGTTGATTTTCCCAAGAAAAAAATGTATCATTACATACAGTCCTAAATATTTAACATAAAGGAAAAACATGAAAGACAATCTGCAAGACCTTATTCAGCACACTTATGGTTTAGGTGTTGTTGAACTTATTAAAGTCGTCGGTACTGCTAACGACACCCAAATCTGTGCCATTGCTGATGACAAGTCAGTAATTGTTACGGGCACATTTAAGAATCCAATGCCCGAGTTTATCGGTACATTTGGTATGCCTAACTTAGCAAAGCTCAAGACAATTCTAGGCTTTGATGAGTATGACGAGCATGCCAAGATCAATGTAACTACTGCTAACAAAGATGGGGTTGACGTTCCAGTCGCTATTCACTTTGAAACAAAGACCGGCGACTTCGTTAACGACTATCGTTTAATGAGTAAAAACATCATTGAGGAGAAAGTCAAAGAATTCAAGTTCAAGGGTGCAGCATGGAACGTTGAGTTTGAACCTAGCGTAGCAGGTATCATGCGTCTAAAGAAGCAAGCTAGTGCTAACAGTGAAGAAAATAACTTCACGACTAAGACTGACAACGGTGATCTAAAGATTTATTTCGGTGATCCATCAACTCACTCAGGTAACTTTGTGTTCCATGCAGGTGTTACTGGTACATTAGGACGTGCATGGATGTGGCCTGTTAAAGTATTCATTTCAATCATGGATCTACCTGGTGACAAGACAGTTCGCATCAGTGATCAAGGTGCTACTGAAATTGTAGTTGACAGTGGCCTGGCAACATATCGTTATCTACTACCTGCTCAAGCAAAATGATTAAAGTCTGTCCGGGGGACCGGGTGTTACTGTAACTAATGGCGGTGCTCCTTACATCTACGTAAATATGTCTATGCCTAGCGCGGGCATGATGCGATTTAACGGGTCTACTAATAATATCGAAGTTTACGATGGCTCTGCGTGGATTACAATTACATCAAATCACACTACCGTAGAACTGGACTCGGACACCCTAAGTTTGCTTGAATGGGCTAGAAAAAAGAAAAATGAAGAAATGGAACGGGATTTGTTGGCAGTAACTAATCCCGCCATCAAAGATTTGATCAAACAAATAGAAGAAAAGGAAGAGCAAATCTTAGTTATTCAAAAATTAATGAAGTCAGACATAACTGTATGACTACCGTGTTAGCTAGAGAAGATGCAGATTTTGTCTATGTACCATTAACCCGTTGCGGTAGCACATGGCTTTCTAAGGTGTTGACATTTAACGGGTTTGAAACTAGGTTCACTAGCCCATCAAACGGTGGGTTGGGTAAAATCAAATTACACGAAAAACAAAAACTTATCGTTGTTCGGCATCCACTGCAAAGATTAATTTCAGCAATGGTTGCCGCCGAAAATTTTGATTTAAAAATCATATACGATAAAAATAAAATCTTTGAAATACTACCTACCGACATTCATACATCAACGCAAGTCTCCGCATTACGTAATATTAATTACAAAATTAATTCAACATTTATTGAATATCACAGCAATCATGAATGGGGTGAATTGATGCAATCCTTTTTGGGCAAGCATATACCTAATTTTATCAGGGCCCCTGAAAAATGGGAACCCGTAACCGATCAATACATGAAGGAGAAGGGCCATAAGCTGGCTACAGAGAAAAAACGGTTTAAAGACGGTGATGATGATGTTACGGGTGCTGTCTTGTGGGAAGGATTGTTCGGTGCATTAGAGTACACTGCGATCATGAATCAAGAACGCGGCACAATGCTCACTGTTGACTTTGAAGATGGTCGTAGTGAAGAAATGTCTGCTGCCGAAATCTGGAAGTTCATCTTTGATCGGCATAATCCTTACATTCTTACTGCTAA